AGAAGGACATGCATATAAGTATGATGGTGGAAAAAAAATGACATTTAAAGGTTAATAGACAAAGAATTATTAATACCTTTACTAAAAAGAAAGCAGTACAATTATAAATCAATAGATATATAGTATAATAAGAATGGCAAAAAATAAAATAAAAGAAGAGATATACAAAGAAATACAAGAGGAAATGGGAGGAGAGATAACAGAAATAACAAATATCTGTGAATCTCAATTCGAATATTTAGAATATATAATGCGAAAAGGAGGCTTTGATAGTGTTAGATTTTCCTATTTTGGTAGATTTCATGTAAATCCGAATAGATTAAAACGAATAAATCATGAAGCTTTTCAAAGAAGACAATTTCAACATAATAATAAATCCGGAAGCTAAACTGATTCCAGAATTTAAAAAAATTATAACTAGTGATAAAGACAGAAAAAAACGTAACGCGCACAGGCACCTATCCTATATTTACTTCATGTGCGACTATAGATCTCCCTATTCAATATACCCTGAAGAAGAAAGAAGACAAAGACTCATCAAAGACTTACACATTGACGAAACTTGTCCAATCTCCGAATTCGTCAAAGCAGGGATGGACAAGTACAACCAGCTTCAGCGTACACCTACCATAACAAATCTAAAAGCTATAAAGGATGGTTTATTAACCTCCGCTAAAGTTATTAATGCATTAAGAGAGCAAATAGAAAACTCACTCGATGTTGTTGATGGTGAAGATGGAAAAGATGTAGGACTTATTATGAAAGATGTAACAAAACTATTACAAGTTTCTGAACAAATACCTAAAGCAATTGATACTATTAATTCTTTAGAAGAAAAAGTAAAGAAAGAACAAGCTAACGAATCTAAAATTCGTGGAGGTGGAACTAAAGGAATGTTTGAGGACTAATGACAAAAATAAAATTCAATACAAATTCAAAAGTTAAATGTATCTGTGGTCATAAATTAAGGATTACAGAAATAAAAGAGGATGGAGTAGAATTCGAAAAATTTTGTCCGCAATGCGGACGTACTACTTTTGTAGATGAAGATAATAATGAAAAGGAAACAAACTTTATACCTTATGGAGCAGCTCATTTTATTTATGAAAAAGATGAAGAAAAAAACTTTAGTGGTACAATAGAACGTGAGCATGATTTAAAAGGTTTAAAAGGATATTGTCATTATCAATATGAACATGGAGAAAGTTTCTATTTAGTTATATCTAGAGTAAAATCAGATGGAACTACAGAAATAATAAAAAAGGATTATACTCGTCCTGAAAGATTAGATAAATAATATGTTTATAAATACTAGAGAATTTAGCAAAGAAGCTTTAAGATTTTCTACAAATGGTTATTATTGTGGAGATCCTCCAGGGAGCGCTCCTTATTATGAATATTGGTCTGAGCAATTAAGAAGATGTAAGGAAGGACATACAATAGGAGGTATTCGAGTAACAGGTCATCATTATTTTTATTTAAATTTTTGTCAAATAAAATTGACAGAACATATAGGAGAAAAAAAAGCAGGTATCAAAACTGTATCCTTTCCTAATTTTTGGGATGGAGATTATGAATACTTTCATGCTATGGAAAAAGCTGCTGATTTAGGAAAACATCTTATAGTAGCTAAAGCAAGGCGTAAAGGATTTTCCTACAAAAATGCTGCCATAGCTGCAAATCTTTACAATTCTACACGAAATACTTATACTTTATTATGTGCACATGATAAAAAATACCTATACCCTAAAGGTATTATGACTATGGTTACAGATTATCTTAATTTTTTAAATGAACATACAGGATGGCAAAAAAGAAGACAAACTGTAGATAAAATTAATCATAAACGTGCTAGTTATCTGCAATATATTAATAAGCAACCTGTAGAAAAAGGATACAAATCAGAAGTAGAAGCTATTACTTTTAAAGATAATCCGGATGCAGCAAGAGGTAAAGATGCTACATTAGTATTATTTGAAGAGTGTGGGGCTTTTGATAATTTAAAAGCATCTTATTTAGCAACTCGTCCCTGTGTTGAAGATGGGGGTGTAGTAACTGGACAAATTATATTATTTGGTACAGGTGGTGATATGGAAGGAGGAACTATAGATTTTGAATCTATGTTTTATAATCCAGAAGCATATGATTTATATTCTTTTGATAATATTTGGGATGAAGGATCACAAGGAAGTGAATGTGGGTTTTTCTTTCCCTCCTTTCAAAATAAAATAGGATATATGGATAAAGATGGTAATTCTCTTATGAAACAAGCAAAACAAATAGAAGATGCTAAACGAGAACAACTTAAAAAAGAAGCAAAAGATTCTAGTACTTTAGATAAATATATTACAGAATATCCATGGATGCCTAGAGAAGCATTTTTACAACAACGAGGAAATATGTTTCCTGGTGCATCTTTAGTTTCATGGAGAAATGAATTAATGCGAACCGGTCTTCATACAAAAATGGCAGTTAATGGAGTTTTAGCTCAAACTACAAAAGGAATAATTTTTAAACCCAGTGATCAAGTACGCCCTGTAAATAAATTTCCACATAATAAATCAGATGATGTAAGAGGATGTGTTGTTGTATATCAAGCTCCTTCTACTGAACAAGAAAAAATACCAGATGATTTATATTTCATTGTTCATGACCCTTATGCAAGTGATGGTTACGGGGCTTCTTTAGGAGCAGCATATGTTATAAAAAGAGTCAATAATTTTTCAAAACCTGATGATATGATTGTTGCTTCTTATGTAGGAAGACCTGAATCACAAGATGAATATAATTATAATTTATTTTTATTAGCACAATATTTTAATGCACGAATAGGATTTGAAAATGATCGAGGAGAAATTATACCCTATGCAAAAAGACATAGACTTTTAAATTATCTTTTACCAGAAGCTGAATTATTTGATAAAACCGATGGAATAAAAATCCGTAAATTAAATAGAACCTATGGAACTTCTATGGGATCTAGTCATAGAAAAAACCAAGCAGAAATTTATCTAAGAGACTGGCTTAGAACTCCTAGAGGACTAAAAGATGATGGTGATAGAAGACTTAATCTGCATTATATATATGATATAGCTTTGATAGATGAATTAATAAAATATGACACAAAAGGTAATTTTGACCGTGTTTCTTCTCTATTAGTAGGTATGTTTCATATGAAAGATCTCTATAATAAGGACATGGAAGAGAATTATCAAGAATCAGGAGAATCCTTTTGGAATAGGAAATTTTTTCAGTAATTTGTAAGTTATGAGTAGAATTCCTAAACAAAAGATTCCGAGGAGCCGGAAATCACAACAATGGGGTAAAGACACAATGGATGCCTTTATCGACCGTAGTCATTTTTCTAATCAACATAAATCTAAGTTACATAAATATTATGATGCTTATAATGGCAATATGTCTGAAGCTGATTATAATTATGTTATAAATCCATATAATTCTGAAAAACATAAAACTAAAGGCTTTCCAGCTAAATTACGTAGTTATAATATAATAAAACCGGTAGTTGATTTATTAATAGGAGAAAAATCTAAACGTCCTTTTTCTCATCAAGTAGTTGTACGTAATTCTGATATGCAATCCATGCAACAAGAACTTCTTAAAGAAGAATTAAAAAAACACCTAGAACAAAAATTTGTAAATGATTTAAATGAAATGGGAGTGGATACGGGGATGCCATCTAAAGAATTACAAGAACTAGAAGGACTAAAAGAAGAAATTATTAGTAATTATAAAGATACTAGAGCTATTATGGGACAAGAAGCTCTTGATTATATGATCGATAGATTAGAATTACCAGATCATTTACAAACTGCTTTCTTTGATTGGTTAGTGTCTGGAGAAGTATATTCATATAAAGATATATGTATGGAAGAAGTAGAATATGAAGTAGTCTCTCCTTTAGATTTAGATTATGAAAAATCTCCTGATATTCAATTTATTGAAGATGGAGATTGGTGCGTAAGACGTAAACTTATGAGTGTTAATGCTATAATTGATTCGTTTTATGACGTTTTAAAAGATTCTGAGATAGATCGATTAGAAAATCCATCTCAAAAAACATCTACAGGAATTATATCTCCTTTTAATAAACATTATCCAAACTCTGATACTGAGCGCTTTGCTGAAGTTTTACATGTTACATGGAAATCTTTCACACGTGTTGGTATATTGACTTATTATGACGAAATGGGTCAAGAACAAAAGATGATTATAGATGAAACTTATAAAGTAGATAAAGAAGCTAATGAACAAGTAGAATATTACTGGGTTAATCAGGTTTGGGAAGGGTACAGAATTGATAATGATATATATGTCAATATCAGACCTCATCAAGTACAGAGAAACGAAATGTCAAATCTTTCAATTTGTAAGCTCCCCTACAACGGAAGAATCTACTCAAATAGACATTCGGATCAAATATCCATCGTATCTTTGGGGGTACCCTACCAAATCTTATATAACATATTTCACTATAGATTAGAACTTTCTATTGCAAAAAATAAAGATAAAATCATGTTAATGGAAATGAATACAATTCCTAAAAGACATGGTTGGGATGAAGAAAAATTCATGTATTATGCAGATGCTATGGGATACGCGTTCATAGATTCGACTGCAGAGGGTAAGAGGGGGGAAAGAGTTTCCTTCAATCAATTCCA